AGAACAAGAAGAAATAGCGAAAAAGAAACACGAAGAATGGAAGAAAAAACAAGCACTCAAAGAAAAAGAAGAATACGAACGATTAAAGAAAAAATTCAAAGATCAATAATGCCGCAGTTCGACACTATAGCGAAGGAGAAATAAAAAATGGAAATTATCGAATCTCAGTTTACTGGCGGAATGCAAGGAAAGAAAGATTGTGACTTTTGCTGTGAAGAATCGGAAAACGGTGTGCTCGTAGAAAAGCCGAATTCAATGATTATTAACGGACAACTCATCGTTTCACATAGGAATCGTCCACTTTATATCTGCTTAGATTGCTTAAAAGAGGAAGCAGAAAATATTTAATTAACAGTTCGACTCTAATGCGAACTGGAAATGTAAATGGAGGTAAATTATGAAACTTAGAAAATATCAGCAAGAATCACGTGTAGCCATTCAAGATGAATGGCAGAAAGGAATAAAACGTACCCTGTTGGTTCTGCCGACAGGGTGCGGTTAACCGGTAAGACGATCGTATTCAGCATGGTCATTAACGACCGTGTCAAGCTAGGCGAGCGTGTGCTTGTCCTAGCGCACCGTGGCGAATTACTTGACCAAGCAGCGGATAAGCTTGCCAAGTCTACCGGCTTAAAATGTGCCACGGAGAAGGCGGAACAAACGTCAATTGGCAGCTGGTATCGCGTCGTCGTGGGCAGCGTGCAAACGCTCATGCGAGAGAAACGGCTAAGCCAATTTGATCCGGACTTTTTCGACACAATTGTCGTTGACGAAGCGCACCACTGCATATCCAATGGCTATCAACACGTCCTGCAACACTTTGACCAAGCAAATGTGTTAGGTGTGACAGCAACCCCTGACCGTGGCGATATGAAGAATCTAGGCACATATTTTGAAAGTTTAGCTTACGAATACACGCTGCCCAAGGCAATAAAAGAAGGGTACTTAACACCGATCAAGGCGCTCACAATTCCGCTAAAACTTGACTTGTCGGCAGTTGGTCAGCAAAGCGGTGATTTCAAAACAAGTGACTTAGGAACAGCACTCGATCCGTATCTAGAACAAATCGCATCTGAAATGTGGCGAACGGCAAAGGATCGCAAAATTGTTGTATTCTTGCCACTCGTAAAAACGAGTCAAAAGTTTACGGAACTGCTTAATCAAGTCGGCTTCCGAGCCGCTGAAGTTAATGGTGAATCACAAGACCGCACGGAAGTTTTGCAAGATTTTGATAAAGGGCGATACAACGTCCTTTGCAACTCCATGCTGCTTACCGAAGGCTGGGACTGCCCAAGTGTCGACTGCATTGTCGTATTGCGACCGACAAAGGTACGTGGCTTGTACAGTCAGATGGTCGGGCGCGGTACCCGACTGTTTCCCGGCAAAAAGGAACTGCTCCTGCTTGATTTCCTGTGGATGACGGAACGGCACGATTTGTGCCATCCTGCCCACCTTATTACTCAAAACGACGAAGTTGCCGAAGCCATGACCAAGCAAATTGAAGAAATGGGCGCACCGGTTGACCTAGAAGAAGCCGAAAAGACTGCTGCAGAGGATGTCGTGGCGCAGCGTGAAGAAGCACTCGCCAAGCAGCTAGCAGAAATGAAGCGTCGTAAGCGTAAGCTGGTCGATCCGCTACAGTTTGAAATGTCGATTCAAGGCGAGGACTTATCAAGCTACACACCAAGCTTCGGTTGGGAAATGGCAGCACCAAGCAACGACCAGGTCAAGAAGCTTGAAAAGCTTGGCATCTTGCCGGACGAAATCGACAACGCCGGTAAGGCATCGAAGTTGCTGAATAAGCTCGATCAGCGCCGCACAGAAGGATTGACCACACCGAAGCAGATTCGTTTCTTGGAGCAACGTGGCTTTCAACACGTCGGCACATGGCCGTTTGAAGGCGCACGCAAGTTGATTGACCGAATTTCCGCCAGTGGCTGGCATACGCCGAAAGACATCAATCCGCAAGAATACAAGCCAGCAGCAGAAGTAAGTGAACCGATGGGATGGCAATGAGCGGTAGACAACTAAAGCGAAGGAAGGAATGAATAAATGTCACATTATGAATTGAAATTTTGTTTTCCAAATCAACCAAAGATAATTTTAAAAGCTTTTGTTTCTGCCGAAAACGAAAATAAAGCAAAGGATAAATTTGAAAAGGATTATCCCAATTTAATTGGCTGTGAGATTTTAGAAACGAAATTAGACAGCTAAAACGATGGTGGGGAGAAATTACATGTCAGATGAAGATAAACTATACAAAGAAGCAATGGATCGGATCAATGACCTTGTAGAAGAAGTTATGCAGACTTGTTTTGATGTTGCAGATGAAAACGACTATGACAGAGAATGGGTATTAGATCGGTTTAGAGAGCAATTCAACAAAGCGAAGCGAACAAATTCAAGATAAGTTATGTCACAGTTCGACACTATGACGAAGGAGGGGTAAGGATGTACGGAAGTAAGCCAAAAGAATACCATTGCAAAAAATGTGGTCATTATCAGTATGCAGATGGTCTATGTACAAAGTGCGGAAATGAAATAACTGATGAAAGAAAACGATCGCTTACATTTTGGGAACACAATTATGGTCTTGAAATGAGTGTAACAAAAGATGAATTTGCCAAAATGATAGCTGAACACAGCATTAAAAGCGTAAATTCATCAGGCAAGAAATGGATTGAACTTGCAAAGCTGATGGACATGCAATAAGAAAGGACAAAGCCTATGGAAATGAAAAATAAAGTCGACATCATTAAACTTCTGGATTACATTGACCCGTCGACACTCGACTACCAGGAATGGGTCGACGTGGGCATGGCGCTGAAAGCAGAAGGCTATACAGCTTCTGATTGGGACAACTGGTCGAAATCTGACACGCGCTATCATCCTGGCGAATGCTTTAAAAAATGGGCGACGTTCGAAGGTAACGGCATCACCGGCGCGACGATTACACAGATGGCCAAAGATAACGGTTGGGAGCCACATCGCCACTCAGAGGATCGTGCGCTTGGCTGGGATGATGAAATTAGCAGCGATGATGATTACATTGTCGTAGATAAAAACTGGATTGAAGGACAGGAAATCCAGGAGCCGGTTAACTGGAATCCAGTACGTGAAATTACTCGATATTTGGAAACACTGTTTGAATCGACGGAGAATGTTGGTTATGTAACGGAAGTATGGCACGACGATGAGAAAGACAAATACATGCCGACGAAAGGAAACTGTGATCGTACAGCTGGCGAGCTGATTGAAGCGCTGAACAAATACGGAAACATAGGTGAAGCACTCGGCGATTATAAGCCGGAAGCAGGTGCATGGATCCGGTTCAATCCACTTGATGGTAACGGCGTTAAGAATGATAACGTGACTGATTTCCGATACGCCTTAGTCGAGTCTGACACGATGGACTTGGAGAAGCAGAACGCTATCATGCGCGAGCTTGAGCTGCCGATTGCTTGCCTTGTATACAGCGGTGGCAAGAGTATCCATGCCATCATTAAGGTCGATGCGCCGGACTATGATGAGTACCGGAAACGTGTGGATTATCTATACAACGTCTGCAAAAAGAACGGCATCAACATTGACAAACAGAACCGGAACCCGTCTCGGCTATCCAGGATGCCCGGCGTCGAACGAAACGGTAAGAAGCAATTTATCATCGACACGAACATTGGTAAAACCACATGGGAAGAATGGCACGAATGGATTGAAGGCGTCAACGATGATCTGCCGGATCCGGAAGGACTATCTGATTACTGGGATCATATGCCGGAGCTGGCACCGTCATTAATCGAAGGTGTACTTCGTCAGGGGCATAAGATGCTGATGGCCGGCCCGTCAAAAGCCGGTAAGTCATTTGCGCTGATTGAACTCTCTATTGCCATTGGTGAAGGCGTGCGTTGGCTTGGATGGAAATGCACGAAAGGTAAAGTGCTATACGTCAATTTGGAACTCGACCGTGCCAGCTGTTTGCACCGGTTTAAGGATGTATACGGCAAGCTAGGATTGAAACCTGACCACATTGACAATATCGACATTTGGAACCTGCGTGGGAAGTCGGTACCAATGGATAAGCTTGCTCCAAAGCTAATACGTCGAGCGATTAAGAAGAATTACATTGCGGTCATTATTGACCCCATTTACAAGGTGCTAACCGGCGATGAAAACAGTGCGGATCAGATGGCACACTTCACGAATCAGTTTGACAAAATTGCCACGGAGTTAGGCTGCTCCGTCATCTATTGCCATCACCACAGTAAAGGCGTGCAAGGGGCGAAACGGTCAATGGATCGCGCCAGTGGATCCGGTGTATTCGCACGTGATCCGGATGCATTACTTGACTTGACAGAGCTTGATTTGACGGATGAATTGAAGAAACAGCAGAAGGATCGGGTCATATGCAAAGTCTATGAATCTTTCTTTAAGCGATACGCTTCGGATTATATGGACGAGCACATTGGTCAGGACGATCTGCTCAGCGCGGCACAAATGAGAAAGCACTCAGAGAACGCTTTGAAGCCGCATCACGACGAGTTGAGACAGGCGCTGGGTCAAGCGATAGACATTGTTAAGAATCGTACAGCATGGCGTGTAGAAGGCACGCTCCGAGAGTTTGCCAAGTTTGATCCAGTCAACATATGGTTCGGCTATCCAGTCCATCAGTTAGACGATACAGGCGTGCTTAAAGACATTCAACCGGAAGCTGAACAACCTGCTTGGAAGAAAGCAATCGGTAAACGAAAGGATCCAAAACAGAAGCTTAAGGAACGAAATGAAGCACTTGAGGTAGCCTTTTCAGCTCTTGATGACGGTGAGCATCCGGTTACCGTTGACAGTTTAATGGAGTATTTAGGTGTCGCAAAACGGACAATTTGGAACCGAATTAAGGATCACGATGGATTCAAAACTGAAAAAGGCGAAGACAATATCAGCATTATTAAGAGAAAAGACAGTGTGCAAAAAACGTAATTTGCACTTGCACACTATATAAAAGTTAGTATGCAAAAAACATAAATTACGTTGCGCGACAAATTACGTCAAGCGTGCAAATAACATGATTTTATGTTGCACGACATTTTTATAAAATGCGTGCAAAAAACATAAATTTATGTTTCATGCGCGCGCTGCAAAAAACACTATATATAATATACATTTTTTTCTTGCACACTTGCGTGTGTGTCTGCGTGGATGTGTAGTCGTGCGTAGGCAAGCACGACGACATACAACACGCACAGCAGACACTAAGGCGAAACTTCCAAAATTAAAAATTAAAGGTGTTGACAAAATATGGAATTTTATAAAAGGCCGTTAAAAAGTAAGCAACTCGACGTAATTAAAAATATGCCGCCACTTTATCATAAAATACCTGGTGAACCGTTCGACATATTGAAAAGTGAAACAGTGGCATGGTTAATTAAACAACCCGATATTTTAAATTACCTTTGGGAAAATGTTGTGAGAAGAACTTACGATGTTAAATACGACCATGATATGGAAAAGTGGGTTGGCATCGATTATCAACAACCTTGCCCACACGGATATGAAGACTGGGACGATTGCCCAGATTGCAGACATTGAGGTGATTTGAATGGTAACTGAATTTTTCATGCCGATGAAAAAAGTTCCGACGACCACGCATCAGCAAAAACAAGTCCATGTGATTAATGGCAAGCCAGTGTTTTATGAACCAGATGATTTGAAGTCGGCACGATCAAAGCTTATGGCGCATCTTGGACAACACGTGCCGGCAGAAAAATATAAGACAGCGATCAGACTTACTAGTTGGTGGATCTTTAAGAACAACGGCAAGCATGAAGAAGGTGAGTACAAAACTACCAAACCTGACACGGACAACTTGGTTAAGACACTTAAAGATTGCATGACAGCGTTAGGTTATTGGACAGATGACGCGTTAGTGGCGAGCGAAGTGATTGAAAAGTATTGGTCAGATATGCCAGGCATCTACATCAAAATTGAAGAGGTGTAAGCCTATGGATTACAAACGGTTCTTCGGTGAATGTGCTGAATGGGTACTCGAAGTCAACAAGCAAGCCGTCGCATTAGGAATGGATAGTGATGCGTTTTGGCAATGGATTGTAAAGTCGTCGACTGATATATGCGAACGATACAACAATAACAAACTCGTAATCAATCAGATGGTGATGCTTGTTGATTGGGTACAAGACATTTACAGACAGAGCAAGGGGGCAGCAGGATGACAGAGACGAAACTAAGACCGGTAGTCTTTAAACATATCGAAGCAGAGCTATATGATTATCCGAGTACGAAGAAATCGATTAAAAAATTAAGAGAACAGATTATGTACGGGGAAACGTCAAATGATGAAAATATAGGCGTTGTTCGAGGTAGCGGGGTCGGACGACCAACTGAACAGATTGCGACACGGTTGGTCACAAACAAACGGCTGCGCAACCTTGAAGAAGTGGCAGAGGCTATTGAGTCAGTATTTAATGCTTTGCCTAGTGATCATCAAAGAGTTATTGAGTTAAAGTATTGGGATTCACGTAAGCTGACACTTGAAGGTGTGGCAATCGATTCAGGTATGCATCGCAATACGGCAAGCAAGTACCGCAAAGAATTTGTTTATGCGGTAGCTGATAAAATTGGTTGGTCGTGATCGTGTGCAAAGCTTGTGCATTTGACCCTACAAATCGTGATATTATGTTAGTGTAGTAATTTAGGGATCGGGGTTATCCCGGTCGAAGCGTCCAGAGCGGCGCTTATAATTAAACGAAGAAAAGAGCGTACGGCTTAGGCTGGCGCTCTTTTAAATTATAAGGAGGTTGTGCAGAGATGGTAGATCAGAGCAAACCAATCAGTGATATTGTTGTCAACGTGAACGTTGATTGTGGTAAGGCAATCAAAGATCTTAAGGCGTTACAACGTGAAGCGCGTGGAGCAACACAAGCCTTGAAAGAGTTAAGCCATGTTTGGGTAGGCGTTGACTTGGCGCATGATGCGGGCTTCACGCTGACTGATGATGGCAGACTAATAGACAAGCATGAGGGTGAATCCTTTAAACCTGTTTCTGAGGTGACGCGTCATGAATGAAACATTAGATAACGCAGTTAAGAAAGATAAGGACTTGCTTTATAAACAAGTAACTGATTATCCAGTCGAACTAGAAGAAGCAGTCAGGATACTGCATAAGTTCGGATGTTTGAAATCACACGGCATACCAACGTCAGAGATTGAGCAAGCGATTGATGATGTCTACTTCAAGCACCGTGACTATTGGCTGAAACATAAGGAGGAGCACTCATGCAAGTAACCTGTGATCATTGCCTAAAACCATTCGAGTGGTATACGTCAGAGACACGCAAGGGTAAGTTCATTGTTGGTTCTGCGTTGTGTCCGCACTGCGGATACCGATACTTATCTTATGTGATGGATGATCGATGCAAGGATCTGAAACGTAAGAGCGAGATCATCTTGAAGAAGATCCGGAAGCTATGTGAGAACCAACCGTACAACAAGATCAAGGTTGATAAGCTGAATCGTCAGTACATCGGGATTGTTGGTGGGTACGATGAGCATAAGAACCATATCGCTGGTGAGATCGATAAGCGGATGACGAAGCTGAAGGTTGAGTACTTAGAAGGTGAATCGAATGACTAAGCCACTACTTGAGATACGTGTTGATGACATGGATTCGGTTCCGGAGATATATTATAAAGGCGAACGGATTGAAGCGAAGGTATCCGTTGATTACCATTGGCAAACAAGGACTGATGACAAAGTACTAAAAGGATTTGGTAAGCATCAAATGCAGGTCAAGTATATAACGAGTGAGCCAGGCGAATTACCAGTTACACATACGATTGGTCACGAACGGGTGTGAACCTACAGAAGAGGTGCGGACGTCCGGGTTGCCGGGCATCGATACCGGTGACTGAGGCGTACTGTCCGAAGCATAAGAAGGCTACAGCAAAAGCCTATGATCGTAAACGTTGGCAAAGTGATCCGGAGATCATGGCATTCTATCACTCGAGAGCATGGCGATCCGTTGCTAAGCTGGTGATGATCCGTGATCATGGCTTGTGTCAGGAATGCCTGAGGCATAAGCGGATCACCAAGGCAGAGCTAGTCGACCACATCATTGAGCTTCGTAAGGATTGGAGCAGAAGACTTGATCCAAGTAATCTTGAAGCGAAATGTAAAAGCTGTCACTCGACGAAGCACGGGAAGGCGGGAACATATCGGAGCTAGACCCCCCACCTGATTTAACCGGGTACGATGCCGCCCCCTTGGGGAACGAGCTGCCCTCATCTGTACGACACATGCCAAAAATGAAAAATTTTCCGATACCTGCAAAAAAAAATTGAAAAAGGAGGTTGATCCGTGATGGCCGGACGAAAATTGAAGCTCGTAAGCAATATGACTGGAAAACCAGGCAAAGACAAACTTGAAGAACGAAGAAAAAGTGAAGAACAGCTGAAACAATTCGAAGCCATCACGGTGACGCCTCCAAAATGGCTCGATGACCCTGGTAAAAAAGAGTATCGCAGGATTGTAAAGCTTTTACGACAGCTGCCAGTTGCTAAACTGGATCAAACACTGATCGCGCTTTACTGCGAAAGCTTGTCAAAATATATTAAAGCAACTGAAGATGTGAATGAATATGGACTCGTGCTTTTTGAGGATGGCAAGTCGAAGAAAAACCCAGCGATGATGCTGCAAATTGAACTTGGTCGTGAGATCCGGAGTATCTGCGGTCAGCTTGGCATGACGATCGACAGCCGAATGCGAATCGTAGCGCCTAAGCCGAAGGAAAAGCAGGCAGATCCATTCGCTCGATTTGGTGGTGAGTCGAATGGCTGAAACAGATTGGGCGCTTGAATATTGTGCGCGCGTTTTACGTGGTGACATTATCGCCAGTCGGAAAGTAAAACAAGCCTGTCAACGGCATTTGGATGACCTGAAAAAGTCTGAAACGGATGAATTTCCATACGCGTACAGCATTCGAAAAGCAAACGATATTATTCGTTACGTGGAAATGCTTCCTGATGTTAAAACAGGCAAGCCAAACAAACTGGCATTGTTTCAAAAATTTATTTTATCCTCGCTGTACGGTTGGCATGAAAAAGGTCGAGACGTACGGCGTTTTCATAAAGCTTATATTTCTATGGCTCGTAAGAACGGCAAGACAATTCTCGTGTCTGGCGTTGGTTCTTACGAGCTTTTATTTGGCAAGAATCCAGAATATAGCCGGCAGATTTATTGCACGGCGAACGACAAGGAGCAAGCCAAGATTGCTTTTGGCATGGTTGTGAAACAATTAAACAAGGTCATGCAGCTGTCGCCATCAGTACGGGAGCGCTTGCGAAAAGTTCGCGAGGAACTTACGGACGAACGATCATACAGCGTGCTTCGTCCACTTTCAAGCGAGACTGGGGCGGTTGATGGTTTTGAGCCATTGGTTGGTATTTTGGACGAGTATCACGCTAGCAAAACGACTGAAATGATGGAAGTCCTTGAATCTGGGCAAATGCTTCTTGAGAATGCGCTCTTGCTCATTATCTCGACTGCCGGGTTTAATCTGAACGCTCCGATGTACGCGAAAGAATATCCGTACATGACAAAAGTGTTGAACGGCGAAATCACTGACGATAATTACTTCGCTTTTTGTGCTGAACAAGATAGCGAAGAGGAAGTACATCAGGAAGACCTTTGGA